CACTGTAGCTGTTAGTGTTTGTGCATCGGGAAACGCTCCCGTAGCGCAGCCTTCTCGTTTGAGAGGGGCTTGGTGGAAAGTAGGTGGTAGCTCCCGCTCTTCAACAAGCACCCCTCGCACAATCAGGCCCCTATCTTCTTAATCTTGTCGTCCACAACTCTTGTTAGATAGCCCAAGAGCTGTGCTGCCCGTATGTCATTCCCATCTTTCCCATCCTCCATCAAAGACTTTATGGCAACCCACTTAAGCTCTGATTTTAGAATGTTCCATAAGAATGAGGTTGATAATTCTCGTGCCTGGCCTTTTAGAAGCTCTACTGCTTCAGGAGTGAGAGGTTTCCCCCTGTGCTCCCAGCCATTTGGCGTTATCTTGAGAATGTCATCCTCACTTATGGTGTTAAAGACCTTTTTGACTGCTCCTGAAAGTATCTTACCCTTTTCTTCCTCTGGGATAGTTGTGCATAACGAATCAATATCCGTATACCCTCCCAGAAGTTTGATAAGGTACTTCCTCATTACTCAGTGTCTCCACGCTTTGCCTTGGCGCGTGCTTTCTTTTCCTTAAACTCCGTCTCTTTCTTTGAACGAGCTACTTCAAGAGTCTGGATTGCCTTACCAAGCTCTGCGGGGTCTGCTACCTCCACTACGTCGCCGCCAATGTTATACAAGAATGTAACTTCTGGTACTTCACGCGGAGCCTTTGCCTTGAAATCCCAGAACGAACCTGTCTTGATACGAGTACCGTCCTTAGTGACAAGCCCTCCAAGACGGTCATAACGAGCAAGTACGAGTGCAGGGTCTGCATCCTCGCCTACTCCACCGACAAGCCCTGTACGTTGCATATCACCAAGCACTACGCGCTCTAGTTTGTCTGCGTTCTCTAGCACGTATCCGTCAATGACATCAAACTTATCTGTGTCCATATTGCTATTGTTTTAATTACTGTTGTTATTGTACCCCTGGCACCTGCGGGGCAACGGGGGATAACTGTTGCTGTGCAGGGTTCTGCCCCGTAATAGGTACACTTGGTGTGATTCCCTGCTGAAGTGCGAGCATCGTGTCTTTCTTCACGAACTTATCTCCCCGTCCATGGAAGTAACTGTACATCAATTCTCGAAGCATAACTTCATGGTCTACGAGTGGGTCTTGTTGTGTCTGCATATAGAGTCCCGTGAGAAGTGCTTGCATGGCCACGTCATCGCGGGGGAATAGCTCCTTATAGTCTGCACGGGATAGGTACTTCATCTTCTTGAATAGCTCAGGGTTAGCCACGTAGATGTCCTTCTCACTATCGGGGTATCCTGCTTCCTCCAATAGCTTGAGGTTCTCGCTATCCTTTTCCTCTGTGGTCATCTCCTTACCCATAAGACCCTCATCAAAGCGTAGTATCTTAGCGTTGCGCTTACCACCCTGTATCTTCTCAGGAAGAATAAACTTACGGTACTTGAGTTTTGTTGTGTCGCCCACCAATTCCTCTACCTCTGCAACGGTGAGGTGGTTGATAGCAATATCAGCCATAAGTAGGCCGTACTTTGATACGGATGATGCTAGTCCCTTACCGACACCTGCATATATCTTGCGTGAGTTTGCTTGGGCCTGGGCAACGGTAAATGCTTTCTGTGAAGCAGGAGGGAGCTGGCCCATGGCTGTTTCACTGATAGAGCTTTCACTAAGTGATTCATCAGTCTTATCAAGAGCCGTAAACAGGGTGCCGAGCTGTGAAGCAGGGAGTAGTGGTGTGACCTTAGTGTCCTTGTCTGCAAACGAAATGACTGCATTAGGGAACATAATCTCAGTATCAATCTTATCCGCACCAGACACTGCAACGGGCATTTCAGCCTCCAGAATAGCTCTGTTCATACCTATTTCACTCATTGCATCATACAAGCGGTTGTCCCACTGCATCGTGTTCATCATGCTCTTGTAGAAGATGAAGTGTGAGCCAATAGGGTAGTACCCGAACTGCTGAATGTTGTAGCGCGGAGCACCAAAGTTATCACGGTGCTTCATCGGATTGTTCTCTACGTTTGTGTCTCCCATGTAGATACCACCAATGAAACATACCTCAGTGTCTCCACGGCGATACGAGCCGGTGAACTCTTCCACTAGATTAGGGTGGTCTTCGTCTTTAATCTCATAAAACAGATTGTCTTCTGCATTAAATACTGCACTAAAACCTTTCTTTACATAGTCCCAGTTCTCGTGCTCGCCATACTTTGCCTTAGCTTCATCATATTCAATCCATCTGCGCTTGCCATTGAAACGATGCTTCTGTAGGTTGCGCTCAAAGGCATTAGAGATAAGTACTTGGTCTGCTGTGTAGATAGGAGCTTTGAAGCCTGAAAGCACCTCGTCTAGTATCTCTTTCTTTGTGTATCGACCGTCCTCACCTTTAATCTTTATGTCCTGCATCACCTTCTGGTATTCAGCTCCTAGGTACACGATAGGGTCTGATTCCATTGCAAACACAAGCGATAGAAAGTTCTCTTTGTAGTTAGAGTTCTCATCTCCTGCCATCCACTCAACAATGTCAGACATGAACTCACTGAACTCCCTGTCTTGCTCTCCGTCCTCATTCTGCGCCTCAAAGCTAGGGATTAGGTACGCTGCGGTTAGGTTAGCGTGCATGCCAATGGCCTTGTTGCGGGCCTTAGAGCGTGTACCTCGCCACTTCCACGCTGTAGCAGGGTCTTCGTATCCCTCATTCACGTAGGAGTTAATCATTCTCCGCCCACGGTTCATGTCCTCAATGACCGAGTTATCGTTTAATTCAGTCCAGGACTTTGTAAGGATATTGTGACCATGTGTATAGTCTTTCTGCACCATATTTTGAAACGCAGCCACTTCCTTAGAAGGGCGATAGGTAGATACTGGAGAGTCTTTCTCTAGTAGGTCGGTAATCATACGAGGAGTATAGCAATTAGAATGTCAATAGTCATAGGGGTATAACTTTATCTGCGAAAGCCAGAGTGGGCTGGTTTGTATATGGATACTCGCGCTGCTATCGGCTTCTTGAGTGAGTCTACTGCATACCGAATACCATCCATATGGTGATTCCATAGGTCTATAGGCACATTGATTGTAGTTCCCTCCTTGTCTTCTTTCCATGCGTAGTTATCAGATTCCTTGAGAATATTCAAGCTACGTCTGGTGACACTGATTTGCTGGTCTTGCACGAGCTGTATACCTGCGTTGATACTTCCTTGTCCTTTCTCGGCTGGTAGTATGGTCACTCCGTAGCTCTTAATCTCGTCAATACTCTTAGGCTCTGCACTATCAGCAATAGTAAGGGCGTTGTCTAGGTTGAGTAGAATGTCAGCTATCTGCTTGTTGCTTAGACCTTTTTGGTACACCTGCTCATCAAGGATAAGTCCACCATTGTATTCATACACGTCCCCAATGGCTGTGGGGTCGTTTGTGTAACCAAAGTCTAGCCAATGGCGCACAAGGCGTGCCTCGTGTGGTATCTCGTCAATGACTTTCCAGTTGTTATATATCTTGCCTCGTACCACTTCAGGTATGAGTCCAGCAATCATATTCCAGTAGTGGGCTGGTTTAGTCTTACGATACTCTTTGTAGTTCTTAATACTGGCTTCAGACATGTTCTGAATGTTATCCAGGAAGCTAGTGTGAATAAACAGTGTATCTGTTATGTCTTTCTTGAGCTTTGGTACGTAAAACCCTTTCTGTTCGCTATCCTCAAGGTCAAACCATCGCTGCACTATCCAGTGGGACTTTGGTGGTGGGTTGAGTAGTAGAATGATAAGAATATCCCCCTTGATAGTACGCAGTGAGTCGTCTAGTTGGAGGAAGTCCGCCTCTGGTATTTCGTCAGCCTCCTCAATAATCACGCAGTTATAGTTGGCAAGGGATTTGAGCTTACTCTTCTGGTCACTTGATGATTTGCGGAAGCCCACAGCGTTAATAGAGTTAGCACCATACTCTATAGTCATGGTGCTGTCGTTTATATCTAACGACTCCAATACTTCATTCTCTTCAGCGCGGTCAGTGATTTCCCTATAGATAGAGTTGCGTATATCACCAAGTACATAACGCATAGTTGCGCAGCGAAAGTACTCAGGGGCCACGAGCTTAGCGTTAGCAAACTGTGAGGCCACGGTAGAACGACCAGCACCACGTCCACCCATGAGAATCGCATAGCGTGGGCGTTGCGTGAATAAAGGCTTGTATACCTTATTGACTGTCTGCTTCATTAGAGAAGTCGGTAAAGATTATTGCATTGCTTTCTATCTTCTCACCGCCACTGGTTACGTCCATCTTGTCTCCATACTTCTTAGGCTTCATCTTGGACATAAGCCATTTGCGGGTATCTACGCGAAGGCGTGAGCGTTGTATAGATTCGTTGTTTAGCTTCACGAAAGTAGAGCCATCAGTCCTTTCTTGTTCCTCCCAATCATTAGTACCATCATCTGCAATGTCTAACAGTTCTTCCCTTTGGTATTCAGTCCTCTCCTCACAAGCTTTCTCGTATTGCTTTGTAAACCCTTCGTCTTCTCTCAACCATTTGAACACAGTTGATATAGAAGGCAAGTCTTTACTAAGGCAAGCTGAACGTAGAGAGCTACCTAGACTTATTGCCTCACAGACTTTATCTGCTAATTCCTGTGTGTATATACTTGGCCTTCCGCCCTTATCTTTAGGTTCCTTTTCCATTTCTCATTGCATTCCTCATACCAATCAACTGAAGAATCATAGCTTTGTCTATGTGAGTTCTCTTAGCTACTTTTCGTCTGTGTTCTTTTGTTGGTCTGTTTGCTTTCATGTATTCGTTTGGGGAGTCCTTTGATTGTTGATTCTTTTGCCCATTTCTCTGCTAGGAGGGGATTGTGTTTGAACAGGTGTCGTACTTGGGCTAAGGATTTGAACATTACTTCTTGAAGAAGTTTCTTAGCTTATCGAAGCTCTCGCCTACCGTGAGGCTTTTGTATTCTCCTGTTCCTGCTGAGGTTGGTAGGTTACGAATCTTATTCTTTAAGCCCTGTAGACCGCCTGAAGACAGTTCTGGTCGCCCCATTGCTTTGTACATTGCGTCTTTTGAAGCTCGTGAGTTGGCCATAGATTAGTTTCCAAAGGTCTTAATCCTCCAAATGTTCATAATAATTTCACGAGCAGAAGGGATTGCCCATAGACGTGCAAGAAGTTCATCGGGTACATAGAGTCCTGAAGCGATGATGAAAGCGCGAGGGGTCATACTGCCAGACGAATGGCGAACTTCTGGTGTTGTAGTTCCCATGTCTGCACTAACTACAAACGGTAGAACAAGAATACCTGCAAGAAGTAACGTGTATATTGTTTTCATAAGATGAAGTATACTACTTTGATTATTTTGTCCAGTGGGGGATATTACCCTTGGTCTAGGAGCACGCGTTCATCCTGAGTGAGCCCGCCCATAGCATCTTTCTCTGCTTCTTCCTCGCTAGCGGTCATAATACCTTCCTTCTTACTCCATGCTTTTACGAAGCTATTGATTGCTTGAGCAATGGCAAGCTGTCCTTCACCAAGTTCCATTTCAGGTTCCTCTACTACCAATGTCTTTACAGTGATGAGAGAGGACACTACTGAGGTTGCGTGCTCCACTGCATAGTACACCGCATCCGTAGGGTCTATTACGTCCTTTCCAATCTTTAGAGCGCCGCCCGAATTATCCTGAATCTGCTTGTGTGGAGCCAAGAGTGCGTTCTTTAGAATATGAGTATCTGGTAGGGTGTCTGCGATTTCTTTGAGACAAAGTCCTCCGCCCTTCACATACCCACTCTTGAGTGCTGACTTACAGGCGTATACACAGTCTTCAATCTTTAATTTAAGTGGGAGTGACTCTGCATCTGTCGGACTCCCTACACGGATTACTCCACCACCTGCGGATAGTGAGGCAATACGACGCTCTAGGAGCTTCTTGAACTGTGGCTCCTTTGCTTCTTTGAGCTGTCCTTGAAGGACTTTGATTCTGTCCTTTACGGCAGTTGATTTCTCCCCCTTTCCACCAAGAGCTACCACGTCCTCACGAGTTTCTACGTCCTTTACAATTATTTTGTCTACGAATCCTACTTCTGTTCCAGTGATTCCCTCTAACTTATGTCCTTTGTCTTTATCTACGAGAGATGCACCAAAGAATACGGCGAGGTCTTCCATCTGCTCTGTGCGTAGTGATGGTGCCTTGATAGGCCATACAAATGTGGCGTTTTCGCGTCCAAGCACCATGCTTATGAGCACTTGTTCCGAGAAGTCAGGAGCAATAATAGTGAGTTTAGAGGAGCCAAACTTAGCTACGAGGTAGCGGACGAGCGCATCATTATCTAGTTTGTAGTTGGTTATGAATACAGGACAATCTTCAATGACCATTTCGTGGCGTTCTGGCTTGTTCACAAATGCTTTGCCACACGTCTTAGCAGGGAAGCGCATACCCTTAATAAGTTCTGTTTCTACTTCTCCGTTGTATCCCTCTACTACGTCAATGAAACCTTCTACGCCCACTTCATAGGCCATGTGAGCTATTTTCTTTGAAGTATCGTTATCCTCTCCGAGAGAGATTGCTGAAATCTTCTCCAGGTCTTCAAGAGTCTTTACGGGCTTGGATGCTGTGCGAATCTTGTCCTTGATGTCTTTTGCGGACTCTAGGATTTCACGACGCATCTCCATAAATCCTTTCTTTTTGGTGTCTCCTGCTGAGTAGCCTTGTGTACGGGCTTGGGACTTGGCGTATATGTCATTGAATAGGACTCCTGCAATGATTGTGGTGCCTGTGGTTCCATCCCCCACCTTTTCGTTAGTTTTCTTAGTACCTTCTTTGAAAAACTCAGCAACGAGCTTTACGAACGGGTTCTTGGGAGTAATTACTTCAGCCGTGTAGTACCCATCATCTACGCAGCGTGGGCCACGGCCATAGGAGCGATACATAAGCGTGGTTCCTGCTTCTGGGCCAAATGTGCGACGGACAGGTTCGTAAATAGCATCTACACCCTTCTTGGCGTACGCGAGAGCTTTGGCATCTAATGCTACGAGTGTTGATTTGGCCATACTATTTGGTTTTCTTAGACTTTTTCAAGGGCGCACCGTCAAGACTTGATTCAAATATTTCCCCGCGATTTGGCTTATCTACGGGAGATGGTGCGGTGTAATCTGAGGCAACACAATGTATTCCGTGGATGTTGCTAGTATGGTCTAGGTTTAAGCGAGCAAGTTCCTCGATAGTTCCTGTGATTGCTGTTAGTCCCTCTGTGCTCTGTACTGTGTTTTCTAAATCCTCTCGTGTTGCAAAGTCTTTTACGTTTAGTTCCATGGTAGTGACCCTCTGTTCTGCTCGCACTTCATCAGGACGAGCAGAACACAAGGGATGAAGTTAGTAACATTTATAATCATATACTTCTTTTTCGTTCTGCAAGCTGTTGATTTCTTTTGTATCGTTTGAGGAGGTGTGGGGGAATAGAATATACCCAGACTTTCTTCATAATATACATAGGCTCCATTAAGTCCATTGCTTGCGGTAAACGGTGTTTGGGACACCTCCACTGCCCATCGTCGTTATAGGCTGTTGGTTCATTTCGCAAACCTATGTCCTCTCCACACTTACTACATACGGGGAATAGTGCCATTATTGTTTCAGGTTATTACATTCTCCACAGACCCAGCCTTTTGGGTGGCCGTACTTGGGGCCTTTTATTGGTTTCTTACAAAGAGCGCAGGGCATTATCGAGAGAATATCTAGGGTTTGTTGAGTGCGAGGTACAAACGGGCTACTGCAATTTCTGGTGTTGCCCCACCCATTGAATAGCCCCAGTCTGGCGCATTATTTATCTCTTCGTTCCCATCGGCTCTCCATGTTGCAAGTTCACCACTGGAGAAATTCGTGAGCTTTAGGAAGTTGTCCCCACACGCTTCAATAAGCTCACTGAGGGTTGGTTCCCATAACGGATAATTCACTTCTGTTCCGTCCCACTCAATGCCGTTTCTAATAAAAACGTATCCCGCGTCTCGTAACTCAACTGCTAACTCGAAAGGTATGTTCATATCTAGGGTTTAGGGGTGGCGTTTATCCATTCCACGATTTCGTTTATCTTTTCAAGAGCTTCAGTTATGACAAAGTTCTTGTCTTTTTCAATGAGAGCGAGGATGTTAAGTTTCTCCATAGATAAATGATTTATGTTGGGGTTAGATTGCTTTTAGTTCGTAGAACTGGTTATGGAGCCATATTGCTTGATTTGACGTGAATCCGTTTTCTATCGCCTCTCTCACGAATAAAGTCCCACGACCAAGCTCTTTCCCGTCTACCTCACAACCACAATTTGCACACCCGCCGAAGAACTTACTTTCCAAGTCAATAACTGCTTCCTTTCCGCAATTGGCACAAGTGTTTTCTTTCTCCATAGTATAGGGTCATTAAGGGCTAGTGTTTTTCTATAGCAACCCACTCCCAAAAGATGTGTCGTTGCCTGTCTTTGATAGAGTATCCGCGTTTCAGTAGTTCCATTGCTGCCCTCCACTCTATTGGGTTTGTAAAGGCTTTCCTTGTGGCGAGTAGTGGTTTCTCCATATCCTCAATGTTAAGTTAGGGCTAGGTTATTTCTTTTAAGAGGAATACTGCGAAATCGTCTGGCGTTCTCGGTGTTGAACGGCACACCCAGTGTTCGCGTTTTGCTTCTAATGCTTGAGGTATTTCTTCGCCTACGAAGGCACGTACTTGGATGGGTGAGCGTACAGCGACATAATAATCTGGTGATGGAGGTATCTCGCGCCGTTCCACCTCCATCAACTTCCCTCCAAACTCGGTCATAAAAATGGCTTTCATACTCGTTCGCGGAGAATAAATCTAATAATTTTTGTTTACATGCACAGTCTTGGAGGCGAGGATTTGCGGTGGTGGTATTGCGCCACGACGCTAGTTTTTTACCGTCTAGTCACCTCACATCAGACTTTTGGGGTACTACCCTACCAAGCGGTTATTTATAGTCTACTCTTTCCGCCACTCCAAGACACTACACACAAACAGTTCCAGCACTCGGTGTAGCTCACGGGGAGTTAACTGGGTACCACCGAAGTGATACAACAAATCCACGAGCTACACAAAACGCTTGAATACTTCTCTAAAACGGCGTACTTTACCGGGAATCCTGTTTTTCGCAATTCCCGGTAGAACAGTATTCCAGTGTTCACGTCTATGCTCTTTGACCGATATTTTTGGCAGGGCTGTTCTCGTAAGAGTAGTAGCCTCGGATTCGGCCTAAGCCCTTTGAGCACAGAAGAAAACACTTGAATACTTCTCTTGGAGAGGGGCATTTGGGTGGATTCAAGGCGTATACGTTCCTTGTTTCCTCCTAGCGATTTGCAGTCGCTACCGAGCATTATGGCCGTGTCTGTTTACTGGCGGCATCTCGGCGTACATTTTGATGAATTCTAGTCAGGGTAATTAGTCCCAACATCAACAGACCCACCCAAATGTCTCCCTCCTAAAGTAATGTTTGTAATGGGGTGCTTTGTTGTCTCGGCGAGGATTTGACTGAGCCTGCCTTACGGCATTTATGTATTATCACCATCACCTTGCGGCAAATTCTGTAGGCTCCGAATCTGTCACCTCGCATGGATACCATTCCTGGCCAGTTCTCTACTTGAGTAGCCCTGCTCCTGATTGTACTGTCATGCGTCTACCTATTCCGCCACGAGACAATAAAACATCCCATTACTTCTCTTTCTATGTGTGAAGTGCAGGAGGGGAAGAACTACAAGGCTTAGTCTTTTCGTGTGTACACACGGTAGTTCTATGTGAATTACATGCCTCACCCCCTCCTATTCTCCACGATTTCAAAGTTCTGCTTCTACTAACAAGTGTACTATGGTTTTTCTTCTGTGAAGGGTATTTTCCGCGAGGGTGTGGACAACGGTGTGAGGAGATTTCTGCACGAATCGTGGAAGCACGCTCTAGCTCCTAACAAACACTGTCCACTCACTCTTTTCTTTTTAGTCGTCTTTCCCATAAGAGTTTAGTGTTGGTTGGTTTCTAGTAGCTCGTGTTGAAGGTTTGTAGAACGATTGCGTCTTCAGTTTCTACAATATCTACGATTGCGGTTTCGTGTCCGTCTTCTGTTGTTTCGCGGAAACCAGAGCTTTCTCCATCATTTGCTACCCATACAGGGGTTGTCTTGCCCATAGTGAAGTCTCCGCCCTTGTACCCTTGGTAGGTCTTTCCTACGGCTTCTTTTAGTTTTTCTGCGAATATGGAACCCTCCATCGGTTTCTCGCCTTCGTATTCATTATAGCCAAGCGCGAGTTCACAGTACGAACCGCGCCAGCTTCCAAGGTAGGTAGGGAAATGTTTGCCATCGTCAAACACAACTGGCTTGTCGTCACTCTTTCCTTCCATTTTCAAGATAAGTTCCCCTAGTGTGAGTTGTGCGGAAATTTTCATCTCCTCTGCACGCTTCGCGGCAACAGCATTGTCCAAGATTGTCTGTAAGTCCATATTTAATTCTTTTCTTTAGTGGTAATGGTGTTCTTCTTTGCTTTTGCCTCGTTTGCGAGCTTGGATATTTCCTTTCGGCGTTCTGGGGAAAGTTTGTTTGCTCGTGCTTTTCCTCCTAGTGCTCCTGCTAGTTTTGTGTCCATACTAAACACTATATTGTGCAAGTATCTGGGACTTTGCACCAACTACGTTGATAACAAAACGCCCACCCCACTTACCAGACTCAAGATAGACTCGCTTGTTCTCTTTTATGTAAGAGGCCTGAAGATTTGATGCAAGATTTACTGCCTGTATGATTGCCTCGTCCCTGTCTTCGTGACCAAATCCTGTGTCTGTCTCAACAGAACTTCCGTCAACCCATTCCTTGCTGTAGATAGTGTTCATAGATAAGTTCTTATTGCTATATCTATACTCTATACCTTACCGCTAAGGTCGTCAATAGGTGGGTGGGGATAACGCTATTCTTTCTCTAGTAGGGCTTTGTATCGGGCTTCTATTTCTAATAATTCTGGCACGCTCCACTTTTTCGGAGTCCTGAAAAGTAGGTTCAATTCCCCGAGAATATCTCCTCCATATTTCTCTTGAAGAAAGATTGCGTACACGTCAAGCCTTCCCGAGTGGTACCGATTACAGGTAGGGCACTGTCCGTGAACATTGCGTTCGTGATACCAGAGCATATTCCCTCCGAGCTGTTGGTTCTTTTTGTCGGAGTTATGGCGGTAGTGCCCTGCCTCGGTTGTGGGTGCTCCACAAGTGCAACATCTTGGGTCGCGCGTCCTAATGAACTTTGCAAAAGCAGACCATGCTCTTTCTTTAGCCCTGGAAGGCGAGATTTGCCTCTGTGCGCCTCTTAAATCCGTATACTGCACTGTTCCTGCTTTTGGCTTCTTTTTCACGCTTGAAGGCTTTTTGAACCCCGTCCGCTTCATTTGGGAAGTTCCTCGTTTTAGCTCGGTGCGTTTCATTTCGTCAGTGCCTCGTACTGTCTGTCAAAATACTCCTGCCATTCTCTTGCGTGTGGTTGAGTTGGTAGTACGGTAATTCGCTTTGGGTACTCTGGTTCCATACTATTTCAAGCGTCTGTCTTTGCCGTCTATTTTAACCACATCGCACATTTCGGCTATACGGGAAGCAATTCTGTCTCCAAGCCGTTCGGACAATTCTCCTAGTGAATAGTTCGACGTGATTATTGTTGGTAGTTTCGCCTCATAGCGGAAGTTTAGGATTAGGTAGAACTGCTCTGCTACCCACTCGCTCATTTTCTCCGCACCTAGGTCGTCTAGGAACAAAAGCCCGTAGAAGTCGAATAGGTACTCAGGCTCATCTTGGTCGTCAGAGAAATCCTCGCTCTTATTGAAGTTCTTTTTGAGGGTATCTATCAGCCGTGGCGTGTTCCACAGTAGGGACTTGATTGGAAGTACTGCACCATCAGCCAGGACTCTTGTGGGCCTTTTTTCGGTTCTAACTGTCCCGTCCTCTCCCGTTATTTCGGTGTCTAGGTACTCTGTGGTGTACTCCGTGGCCCTTAGCAGCGCATAGGCAATGTGCGTCTTACCAGAGCCAACACCACCGTGAATGTACATACCCTTGCGAGTTTCTTTTATCTGCTCAAACAAAGCACGTATATTCTCAGGAACATCGCGGTAGGATACGTCTTCGTACCGTTTTGGGATTTTAGTAAGAAGCATATTTATCGTTGTTAGCTTTTAATGGTGCCACGGAAATCTCGTCGTCGTATCGCTTTTGGTTTAGGAACGTCGCAGGAAGTGGGGTGTACTTACCATCGTCTTTTGTCCAGTCCTTACTTTTTGCGTGTGCAAGCACAGAGGCTACAATTCGCTCGGACAGTTCTTTGGAGGGTTTGAGCTTGTTCCACGAACGGTACGCTTCTCCCTTGCCTGTCTTCTTCGGGTAGGCACTCCAAAAAGAAAGAAACTCGGGTGAGTACTCGGACTCCCCCATAGGGGTATCTCTCCTCTCCTTACCTATACTTACCTTACCTATACTAAGTTGACGTTTCGTTAACGTGGCGTCAACGTCTTCTATTCTGTAGTGTCCTCTCGGTACAGGAATAGCTCTGTCGTCATAAGACTGCGTATATGCGCCATTTGCTCGAATAAAGAGCGTTTGTTTTAAGTCAAGATATTTTGTTTCTTTGTAAATATCTTTGCGAATGAAGTTGTTTATTCTCCAGTGCTTCACTACACAAACTCCATCACTGAAGTCTATTATGAACTTCTTTGCTATGAGCACTTTTAGGTCATCTGGGGCTGCTCCAAGAGCACGCACAATCTTCTTTGGGTTAGATACAAAACCATCATCGTCAGCCCTTGCGTTCAGGTGAAAGTACAGATTTTGACAGGATACGGGCATATCCATAAAAGCATCTGTGTCTATCACCTCCAAACTGGTCATTCTTCTTTGCGCCATTTGTTGTAGGCCCCTATGTTCTGCTCGCGCTTTACGAGTACGAGCAGAACGCAGGGCGTAAAGCTGTTAATCGCACTGACGTAGTATACGTCTTTACATATTATACACCTAATGATAAGGTGGGGACAATGAAAACAACACGACAAGAAGCAGTGCGCGCTTTACGCGACAAAGGAATGACTTGTATTGAAATAGGCAAGCTTTTAGGCATTACACGCCAGCGCGTATACCAGCTACTTGACAGTTCCTACCTTGATAAGCGTAAAAAGTTATACAGTTCTCCACGATAGACGCTTGACACCTGTCGGCGCATAGATTAGTATAAGGGTATACCAGAAGATTAACGATAGAAGATATGGAGAAGACCAAAGTTCGCAAGATGTTTTTAGGCCCACAGGTTTGTTCATATAGCACAAGCGACTGCACTCCAAATGATGAGTGTGGGTGTGAGCACTTTTACCCAGAGGTGTCGGTAAAGATGAACAAAGTATGAGAGACTGCCCGAACCACTTTGAGAATCTCATTATCTTTGGTGCTTGCGGTATGTGCAAAAAGGTATGGGGACTTGGCACACAACCAGAAGACTTACAAGAAGCACTTAAACACACAGACGTATGAACCCTCTAGGAGCACCATCAAATGAGAAATACGGCTTCACAGATGCAGAGCGCAAGTATCTCTCTATGAAGCAAATCGCAGAGAAGAAAGACTACCGACTCGCTTGGATTCTTGCCTTACTCATATTTACTTTTTTTGTGTACTGGTTTGTAGACCGTCCACTGAAGGTTGAGGCACAGAGCACCGAATCAAGTATCAAACAAAGCGACTTGCAGATTTACGAGGAATGGGAGGGACAGACGAAAGAAGTTTGCTAGAAGTATCTAACCAAATAAGTATGTCAAAAACAGAACGTAGGGTACAAACTACAAAAATAGAGAAGAAATGGACGGACAAGAAAACAGGCGAGAAGAAGTCTATGACTATTGACTACGCAAAAGTCAAAGACCGCCTGAAAGAGTTTCGTGAGGAATGTGCAAACGGTGATATTGACACTCAAGTTACATTCACAAACGGTAAGGTTCTTGTGAAGGCCGTAATCCTAAAAGACCGCGCTAAAGCTGATGAAACAGCTCGTGGTACAGGACACGCAGTAGGTGATAGCCAAGACGAAAAGGGGCTAGAAAAGACCGAGACTCTAGCAGTTGGACGCGCACTTGCAATGCTTGGGTATGGGGCAGACGGCGCAATCGCTTCTAGCGAAGAAATGGAGGAATACGGCGAATACCTAAAAGAGAAAAAGCAAGAGCTTATCCTGTCTATGACCGAGAGGCTGGACGGAGTAAAGAGCCTAGAGGAACTAAAGACCGCGTGGGCCGAAGTACCAGCAGAAGTGAAGAAAGACCTTGAAACCAAGAAGGACGAGATGAAAGCAATACTTACCAGCGTAGCGAGTGAAGCCCTATGATTACCACCAAGTACGATAGCCGAGAAGAATGGCTAGACGCCCGTAAGGGCAAGATTACAGGCTCACGCTTGAAGGATATTGTGGTAAAGCGTGGGACGGGCAAGAAAATAGGCTTTTACGAGATAATTGCCGAGCGTCTTGCTATTGAGGAGGACGGAAACGAAAGCCCAATGGATAGGGGTACACGCCTTGAAGCAGAGTGTATGGCTAAGTTTCAAGAGGAGACGGGTAAGGAGCTCGATACTTCGCTAGTTATTTGGGCTAGAGAGGAGAACGAGAACATCGCTATCTCACCAGATGCGTCAGTACTAGGTGAGAGCGCAGCAGTAGAGGGTAAGTGCTTATCGTCAGCTCGCCACATTGAAGCGTATCTCACCCAGCAAGTACCAGACGAGTACGAGTACCAGAAGATACAATACTTTGCGGTAAACGGCGCACTTGAACGGCTTTACTTTGCCTTCTATGACCCGCGTCTAACATATAAGTCATTCTTCTATCTCACGATTGAGCGTGCAGATGTGGAGAAGGAAGTGGAGGAAATGCTGGCGTACCAGAAGAACGTGCTGGAGGAAGTGGAGGAAATTGTTACAAGACTAAGTTTCTAATTATGGCAAAAGATAAAGTATTCGCAAAGGGTTTCTTCGTAGAAAAGCCGAGGGCAGGAGCACCGTCATTCGTTAAAGGTCGCGTGAGTGTAAAAGTATCAGACGCTATCGCATTTCTTAATTCAAACGCGAACGCTAGTGGATTTGTGAACCTAGACTTGCAAGAGAGTACAGATGGAACAAAGATGTACTTAGCCCTAAACGATTGGAAACCAAACAAAGAGACCGCCACAACAGATGAGGATATTGCATCTAGTATTCCGTTCTAATAGTGTTAAAATGGAGTAATGAAAAAGATTTGCTTCAAATGTAGAGCGGAAAAAGACCTAGACGGCTTCTATAAACACCCACAAATGGGAGATGGTCACTTGGGAAAGTGTAAAGAATGTACTAAGAAAGATGCACGAGTCAGAACAATAAAAAGAAAGTGTCTTGAATGTTTGAAGGAGTTTATGACTTGGCCGACTGAAATTAAAAGAGGTGGAGGTTTGACCTGTTCAAGAACTTGCTACTACAAACGATTTATCAAGATAGTTGGACGAGACGAGGCAAGCCCAAACTGGAAAGGAGATGAGGTTGGCAAAACCGCACTTCACAACTGGGTTGAACGTAAACTGGGAAAGCCAAAAAAATGTGAACATTGTGGTGATACTAAAAAAGGAAAGTATGACTGGGCAAACAAAAGTCAGGAATATAAGAGGGAACTAAGTGATTGGATTCGTCTGTGTAAGGCTTGTCACGCAAAGTACGATTACCCTACACGTCTTGCAAAATGGAGAGTCAAGATGAAAATAATTGAGCTTAATGGAGAAAATGCTTGTTTTGCCTCAAAAAGACTTGGTGGCGGTAGTGGACTTATACACGGAAGGTTGAGAAGGGGCTGGACAATAGAAGATGCGTTTACAAAAAAAGTAATTAAGAAAACATAATGTATGCAATACCAATGGCCCAATGACTCCCGTATCTTTGTACAGAACGAAGATACTCAGGAGCATAAGATATTAGCACCGCGCGAGTCTCAGTCGTTCTACTCTCTTGAAGAACTCTTTGAGAGCATCCGAGCAATGGAGAGACAAACGAAGTTCTACCCTAATCGAAAATAGTATGGCAAAGAAGACCCAAAAGGATATAGTCCTACTGAAACTAAGAGAAGATGGAGAGATTACCAACATATACGCTTTTGAGCACCATATGCTACGTCTCGGTGCAATCATTCACAGCTTGCGTGCAGATGGCTTGGAGAGAGAGGGAAGCTACATAGAGGGGACTAAGAACTTCCAGTATCGCTGGGTGAACCGACCAAAGAGAATCGTGCGCTGGGAGCAGTTGGAGAACAACACAGTACGCCCTGTCTATGAGTAAGAAGTTTGACCGTCTCCTGCACCGTGGGCGTATTAAGGACGGCCAGCTTGTACTAGACAATGGCAGGTGGTGGAAAGGAATGTTGCAGCTCTTTGAGGACACCGAGGTGACTATTCTGGTGGAGCGTAGAAAGAACAAACGAAGTACCAACCAAAACGCATACCTGTGGGGGGTAGTGTACTACTACATCGCAGAACACACAGGCTTTCTACCAGAGGAAGTACACGAATGCCTACGCTCCAAGTTCCTACGGCACAAGCGGGTATGGCGGGGTATGGAGCTGACGGTGCTCAAAAGCACAACTCAACTTACTCACGAGGAGTTTGGTGAGTACATAGAACAGTGCATACGGGAGGCTACGGACTTGGGAATTGAGATACCACCGCCAACTACTGAAATGGATAAGGTAATGGCTACGATTTAGTTATGCACACCCTCTCTGTTTACTGTCGGCCACTTGTCGGCTACAATAGAGATATATAAGAAGAATAAACACTATGGCTAGAGAACTACTAACAGTACGCAAAGGATTTCGCCTTACTGAAAAAGAGGCAAAGAAGTTGGGAAGGAGCGCAATGAATTATCGGGACGAAGCAACACTTATTCGGGAGGCACTTAAAAGAATGGAAATTATCTAGCACCTAACTAATAACTACTATGAACGAAACAATATCTGGAATCGTGGGCGTTGTTATCCTAATCGGAATTGGGCTGGGAGTTATTCTAGGACTCATCTGGGGATTTCAGTCCTTCAAGGTGTACTCCGCCGAAATGTCAGGACACGCAGAGTACGCACAAGCAGAATCTAATCGCCGTATCAAGGTACTAGAGGCACAAGCCGCACTTGATTCCGCTTCTCTTAATGCTCAGGCAGAAGTAGCTCGTGCTGAAGGAGTCGCCAAAGCCAACGCAATCGTGGCAGACGGACTTGGAGGGCCAGAAGGATACCTACGCTACCTCTACATCCATATGCTAGAGAAGTCACCAGAGAAGCAAGTCATCTACATCCCAACAGAAGCAGGTCTACCGATTCTTGAGGCAGGGAAAAGAATCTAGCACCTAACTAATACTCTGTATGGACAAATTAGTAAACTTTTTGGGATTAGTAATCATCGGACTCACTATCGGCACGATTGCTTTGGTGCCTGTCATCCTTTCTGGCGGCGTACATTTCGTTCTCCCTATCAAGGAGGAAATCGTGAGGACAGAGGTTTCGGTGCTGGTGGAGGCAGAGGAGTGTGGAAAGCTGGGTGGGGTGTTTCGGATAGAACAGGCGTCCCCGCTTGTCTATGATTTGATTTTGAGCAGATACCGTCCTGAGCCACTCATCTACAAAGAGAAGGTGAAAAAGAATATCCCCGCGTACACGCTCACCTGCACCAAAGTCAACGCTCCCGAGATTCTCTTTAGCAAAGAAGTTATATGACCACTCCCACCACCCTAGAGGAACGGTTTGACGAGAAGTTCCCACACGGACTTTATGGTGCTGAATGGTATGCAGACGGAAGTTTTAAGGTGTGTTGGGGCGAAACACCAACAATCAAGGACTTCATCCAATCAGAAATCCTCCTAGACCGAGCAACAAGGGAGGGAAGTATTCTCGGATTATTGAAAATAGCCATTTGTCCCGACACTTCGTGCGACCAGAATGGAACGTGTGTAGATGGAAATGGCGAACCCTTTCAGTGTCAGTGGTGTGATGAAAGACGAATGGCCCTATTAGAAGACTCTAAGTAACCTAGATATGGAAATGAAATACGTTATTCGTGCAGACGGTACAGTAAAAGTATTCCCGCGAACATCTATACACGCATACCAGGTATGCGGTTGTCCCGAAGAAGATTGTCCTCGGCGTGCTGTCTCCGCAGGTTTCTACAACACAGAGACAGGTGAGGCATACGGAGAAAGTACCAGCATAGGTGTCAAATCCCGCCCAGAAGATTCTCAGATTATTAGAGACTCTAAAGTGACCTAGATATGAAAAAACAACCAACTTGGATAACGTCCTCCTACAAAACGACACAGATACACTGGGCGAAGTCTCAGGCATCTATTATGCAGATGTTAGACCAGGTAGGTATCAACGAGATACGCTTTACCTCAATGCCAGACCGTTTCGTGCTGGAGTTTATGGCGAAGTTTACCGAAACAGCGATACCGAAAGCAGTACGCATTGTAGTACCCCTATTCACCAAGCTCACCGACTCACCAGAGACACGAAACAAGGAACTCAACATCATTCACCGCATACTCCTCAACCACCTCAAAGCAAAGTTTGTAGCTATTGGGAACGGCCTTACCGAGTTTGAGCAGGAGTTCATGTCTCACCTTGTTATTACTGACAAGCAGGGACGGAGCACGACTCTTGGAGAACACTTACTGCCTCAGTACACCGCAAATATTGAGAGTGGAGAGGTAGTGCAGTTTCGTCTTGGCGACGGTAACAACTAACCCTATGACCACTCCCACAATCCTAGAGGAACGGTTAAAAGGAATGATTGGTATGTTGGGTGAACACAACACCGCATACTGGATTACTCCTGAAGTCAGTGAGAAGAAATTGACGGTTATGGAACTATTGGAACAGGAAATATCATTTGACAGAGCAACAAGGGATAGAGAACTGCGGGAGAAGATTGAGGGTGTCACTCCTGAAAAAGAAAAAGGGAACTCTGTGTTCAGAGACCCGTTCTTTCTGAAGGGTAGAAAAGATTGGGATAGAAAACTGTTTGCTATGGGGTATGTGCAAGCGAAAAAAGATATTGAGGCCCTATTAAAAGACTCTAAAGTGACCTAGATATGGAAATCAAACAGTTCATTGAGAAGGCGATTGAGGGTGGGTACGATGCTCCATACTCTTGGGAAGAACAGTCTTGGCAGGGCGACCACGGAAAACTAAAGGCGATTCTTGACCCACTCGCTTGGCAAGCTGTGGGGAAGGTGGAAAGCAGCAAAGAGGCTTGGCTAACGACAGTTTCGTGGAAAGCAAATATGGTTGGCATGGCAAACGCCCTCGCCGAGGGTAAGACTATTGACGATTTCTTGGCTACCTTATAGAATAGATAACGTATGGAAAACACTATGAAGGTCTGTGAAATGTGCAGCAAGACATACAAAAGGCCTCATTCTTCTTTGAAGCAATGGGAAGCGCGGCGTTTTTGTAGTCTAAAGTGCTCAAGTCTTACGGGCAAAACCACAACTCATGGGGTATCCCAGACCCCTATTTATCACATATGGAGCGGCATGATGAAACGATGTTACGACAAAAAGTGTCCTGTATATAAGTGGTACGGAGGTCGGGGGATAAGTATTTCCGAGGAATGGAAGAACCCAGCCAACTTTGTTAAGGACATGCTTCCAACATATGGTATAGGACTTCAGATTGACCGTACCGACAACAACGGAAATTATGAGAAGGGAAATTGCCGATGGGTTACCGCAAGTGAGAACATGCGGAACCGCCGTACAAATAGACTGATTACATTCAGGGGAGAAACGAAGACACTTACTGAGTGGTCTGAGATAACAGGCATAAAAGTCGGAACCATTTGGGCACGTTTGAACGTATTCAAGCATCCTATAGAAAAAGCACTTACCATGCGTCCTCAGCGCAGACAATATCTTGAAACCCTATGACCCCCCTAAACGAAGTGAAAGCTACGTGTTGCGAGAAGTGCTTTGTTGGGTTGTTCAATGAGTGGGAGGAGTGCGCAGATACTTCTTGCAAATGCCACACCGAGAAAGCAGTTAGAGCTATTCCTGAGTGGGAGCTACTAAACAGTCAGTTAGCAGACCTTGGAGTAGCAAGCAAACCAAGCGAGATTTTTCCCGCACACCAAGCGATTTTAGAAACAATAAATCGTTTACTCACCACCCGAGAAGCGGAGACAATAAAGCGATGTAAGAAGGCACTAAAAAGTAGCCAGGAGAACTGTATGTGCTACGAAAAGAACATCTTACAGCTTGACCGCCTCACTACCAACCCTAAAGAAAACATATGACCAGAGCTATTCCTGAGTGGGCTGAGAAGTATTTGAAGCTAACGCAAAACTGGAGAGACGCGGGTCATAAGATTAGCCCGTTTGCAGTTCAAGCGACAATCGTGTTTATGCGCACCGAACTCACCACCCGTGAAGCAGAGGTGAACCAGAGATGGGAAAATGACCCGATGACTAAAGAACACCACGCGCAAATAGTTCAGAGCGCACTCACCACACGAGAAGCGGAGGTGTCCCGCAGATTGATTCCTTTCTTAGAGGGATACCGCGAGGGTGTTATTGAGGACTATTCAACCACGAAAGAAGTAAAACTCGCAAAGCTACAAGTTCTAAAAGACGTAATGGAAATATTGCCTACCAACCCTAACCATTATCACGAAGCACCAACTAAGGAATAGTATGAAAAACTCACTACTAAAGAGCCAGGTAGAAGCAATACTTATGCTTGTTTGCATCGCTACGTGGTTCATACCTGTGTACGTAGTCTTGGGGCATCTTGGCATCTTGTACCCAAAGACTTTCTAACCCCTAACCCACTTATGACTAAGAACGTGAACCACGAGTGCAGATGCCCTTGTATTGAGAAAGACCCACAAAGACCGTGTGGACATTGTTCCGCCTACTGTAGACCTTACGAAGCACCAACTAAGTAATTACAACTCTATATATAATCTTATGGAACCAACAGCAACAATTCAGCGCGTTAAGCAGATTCACTTCATGGACCTGAAGCCTGGGCACAGTGTAACAATAGGGTACGGATTTACTGGACTCATCCTTGAACTTGAAGACGGGCGACTTATCAAACACTGCTCGACTGACCCGATGGTGCAATTTGAGGAAATAACACCGAGCAACTCTAATTACGAGCAACTGAAGGCACTCTGCAATTACTCAACACCCTAACCATTATCACGAGCATAAATCTTATATGAAACTTTACGATGAAATTGAGAAAGCCGAGTTTGACGCTAGATGGGCAGACCTACTTACCAACAGTTCCGTAGAGAAATAGATGTATGAAGAAGCAAAACTCACTCCAAACATACCTTGCGGGACGTGCGAAGAACCCTCCGAAAAGACCCAGAGAGTGTCAGCACGATGAAAACCACTGGTGCCAGAACTGCATAAACACAGGGCAAGATGTTGAGGTGACGCTACCAGACGGAAAAATTAGCCGTGGGACTATCTTTACGAGCAAAACACCATGAACAATACCAATGAAGTGAAGGAGTGCGAACACGACTACGAAAACCCTGTGAGAAAGGGTCGCGCAAAACTTCATTGTCCTAGGTGCGATGAGGACATAACACTCATGCTTGTTCTCATGCACGAGACAACTGAAAAGCCCGAGAGACCGTATCACGAAATAGACCACTTCCATTGTTGGCAGCAAGGCAAGAATCCCGCCTGTGGGATACCTCTCGCGGAACATACGGTGTGTTGTCTGTGTGCTATTCCTTACAAGAGACGAGTATGAAAAAGATTAAGTGTTGGCTCGGGCTGCACTTTTGGATACTCAAAGACAAGAATATCTTTACCCCCACTGAAGTGGTGTACCGAACAGCGATGGAGTGTTTTCACTGCGGGAAACATAAGAAATGGACTTTCTTTGAGCAGGTTCTATAGACAAATCCCCCGCCTTTCAGCGGGGTTAGTTTGGGTATTCGGGGTCTTCTCGCCTCCTAATTAGATGGAGCCTCCTTTCAATGTCTCCGAGGGGGTGGGCGAACGAACTGTTGAGGACGTTCGTTTCTCGTAGACGTGTGAAGTTGTAGTTCACATTGTTGTGGTCGGTGGGTCACATAAGAAAACCCACACGAACATTCGTTCCCCGAGATTGGGGTATCGCACTGCGGACAGTTAAGCTTCATTTCGCACCTTCCTTTCCTCTTGTATTATACCGCACACTATCCCCTTTCTTTTGTTTCCACCTGTGGACAGGTGCTATCATTAAATACGAGCGAACTCCGCTAAGGCACCAAACTGTGAGTGATGCGTAGATACTCTTCGACCCCCACCCTAAAAATAGACCTTAGACAAAGAGACTCACCTAGTAATGGTGAGTCTCCGCTCATTTAATGAGTCGCAAGATAGTTCAACCCTTTTTCTGCATACGCGCACGAGTCATAATAAACACCCCATTTATTTGTACCTGAATAGCAATCTTTCGTTCCAGGGCCCCATCCAGTCGCACTGCCTTGGTTCCACATTAGGAATATGCCCCGCTCACTCATACCTTCGTTGAGCCACTTAGAAATCATACCCATAGTTATCTTGTGCTCGTTCTGTTCTGTTTGAAGTAATACTTCACCTGCTATTACCATAGAGTACGCACGCCAAGTAGAAGGCAGGTACTGGTAGCACCCGTACTCACCAGACTGTCCTTGTGTGCATCTGCCCTCAGCGAAACGAATTGCATCAGCAACCTTTGAAGCACGGGTAGTCAAGGAAACCACCTCCACTATGGGAGTCTGCGCTGCTTCGGCAACGTGTACCATTACGGGTATCTGTTGCACAGGCGCAAATAAGAGCGTTAAAACACTAAATATTGAGGGTAAAATAAGTTACTTGACCGAAACTGCTCCAAAGAGAGCCTTGTTTCCGTCCGACTTTGCCTTCATACTTGACTCCAAAGAGGAGAAGAGTCCGGCCACTACTGTTGCGAGAACAGGGGAAAGAACACCGTTGAGGTTTGCTGAGTCTCCTAGAAAGGAAACAACAGCCAACACTACAACGATAAGCAATCCCTTAATGAATCCTGCTACTGCGGGGGTAATTTTCATACGTCTATAAGTATATACCCATACTTAAATTCTGTCTTGTGTATATCTGCGTGGTGTTGTCTACATACCCACACAACCTCCAGTGGTTTTGAGTGGTCAGGATGATGTGCTTCTGCTTGTCTGGATGAACAAACCATACACGGCTCTTTAACTACCAAGCCCGAATTGACAGCTCTATTTAACATTATCCTCGCGTCCTGTTTGTGCTTGTGTTTTATAGTGCTTTTGCGTACCGCTTTTCTGATATTCTCTGCACCAACTTTTGTTTTTCTATATTTTAAGGCACGTGCAGTATTGCACGCTCTACACATTGAACGATACAACTTATCGCCATTTGAACGAATGACTAGGGCAATACGCATAAGTGGCACATCTTCTATCTTGCACGTCTGACAGTACCTGCTCTGTGATATTTCCATATACCACTATTATATACCATCTATAGAAAACTTCACCTATTAAGCGTAGTCAACTGCAAACAACCCGTTGTAGTAGGGTTCCTGGTCAAAGGTATTGTCGGCACTGTTCTTGTCCATTTCTTGCCACTTATTCCCAACTGGCGTAACCCACGTCGCTTTGATGTGGGTATGTTTCCCCGTAGAGTACCCCGTGTTGCCCGTGAGACAGAGCAAATCCCCTGTATTCCCGTCCCCACTGGTCTTTATGTACTTGGCGAGGTGTAGGTAGTCTAGCCGAACATATCCCCGTCCTTCGTACTCGTCTTTGGACACGATAGACAGCACCATGCCCCCACCGTTCGGTTGCCAGTTCGTGCCAATGATGTGGTAGTCAAAGGGAGCACGAATACGGTCATTGTATCCAGGAGCGATGTCAATACCGCTGTGTTCATCAAAGCCAAACCGTCGGTAGGTCTTGGGGTCGTACACTCCCCACGGCTGGGTCACTTTCCAGGGCTGGGTCTCGTAGTACAATTCTAGCTTCTTCGGGCCATCAGGGTTCATAGGCGGTGTAGTTATCGGTTCAACTGGTAAAGAGGGCGTAGCGGGCAATTCTGGGGCTTCCAGAGGCTCTACAGTGTCCTCCCACTGGTTTGCAAAGGCTTTGTATTTCCATAGGGAGAACACCCCTGCCAGAAAGAGGACTACCGCACCAATGAATGTGGTGAGGATGGTCATTTTGATTTGAATTGAAGTGCTAATCGTGCAACCATTTCACTCATTTGCTTGAGTATCTTCTGGAAGTAGGTGATGTCATTAGGAGCTAGACCAGAAGTGTTCTCTTTAAGGAAGTAGACCTGGGCCGTTTGGAATTTGGTGTCCCACGCTACTTTCTTAATGAACGGCTTGTATTGGTCGTGAATGAGCCAGTATTCCCCCTCTTTGTAGTCTAGGAGTTGTGTCCAGTGGTTATCACTGTCTCCTGTTTCTTTGTAGTACACACCATCAGCGTTCTTCTTCCACCCGTGTACCGAGACACACACAGGGCCTCGTGCGAGGGCGTACTTCAATAGAGCAGGTCTATTAAGGTTCTGTCTCGGCGCAAAGGGAGACTCGTTAAACACGTACTCATGTCCAAACTCGTACTTCTGTACCGACTTCTTAGCCTCAGCAATGAAACCCTCGTCCATTGGCTTTGGCTGATAGAACTCAAAGGTGCTTTTGATTGTCTCGTCAAAAGGAAGAAGGTTGTTATGTATCACTCCCCACTGTCTAACAGCCTCTCCCGAGACGTGTGGGTCGCCCCCAGGAGGGCCAAGGTTAGCCATGACCCCACTGAACCTCTCGCTACAGTTCTTTGGAAGGGAATACCCGTAGTAATTAGAAAGAGTTATCCACGCCTTGAGAGCACCGTAGACCGTACAAGCGAAACTCTCTACATCGTTTATGTTCTGTAGCTCGTAGTCAGGGACGTAGTTCTTCCACCCGTGACCATCAGGCATAAGGAATGTAGCTCCGAAGCGTACAGTGGCCTTCTTAGACCCAAGTGTCCAAGCCTTTGGAGGAGTAGGAGCGTATACAAATCCGTTTGGGTTAGGCATACCGTGAGCTACGAGTCTTTTTAGGATTCTTCGTTCCTGACTTTAGTTTCAGGATAACTTTCTTACCATTCTTTCCAGTGTATGAGAGCTTCATAGGTTATTGTGTTATTTCTGCCTCACGCTCATCTAGTACAGCGTTTAGTGCTTGCTTGGTTACTTTGTATACCGTATCTGGTACGGCGAGGAGCAATATGTATCCCAAAGCAACCATACAAACCACAATGATTCCACCAAGAACGATAACAGTAAAGCGATATTCCTTAATGACCTTTTCAGTTTCAGTGTTCATCCTTTTAAGTATTTAACTACTGCAATCCCCGAACCGATTATAACCGTAATAGCAAGCACGATACCTGATGTCCACTTCAATGCACCACTTCCAAAGACAAGACCCTCATAGAGTTCTAGGATAGGAGCCATATTGGTCTTTATTTCTGCTACCTCCCCCTTTAATTCCCGTAGTTCAACAAGAATAAGAGCAAGGGTACCTTTTGTTTCCTCGTGATTTAACCGAGTCTCATCCTGAAATCTATGGTCTTCTTCAGCGTGAAGATGAAAAATTGCATTGATGTCTGCGTTGGTGGGTTCGGTCATAGTGGCACACAAGACACCCCGTCCTGCTTGGCTTTATCTGATAATCCCTCGAACAGGTTTTCTTTCTCTGTCGCGCCCTTTTCGTTGGCAATCGCAACATAGGCTGCCACCATTTCCTCTGAAGAGGCGGTAGCAGTATTGAGTACGGGTTCCTCATTCAGTCGCGCCTGAGCGTAGATGTACTGCTTTAGGACTTCGTGCTTCTGGCTGGTGGCTTGCTCGGCTAGCTGCTTTTGTACCGTCAGTTCGGTACCTTGCGCTGCGGTAGCTCCCCCAGCACCAATAGCAAGAGCGATGACTGCGGTGGCACCTGTTTTAGCTAGGGATTCCATAAATCTAGCGAATCTTGGTGGACATCAGGCTTGTTTGTCCCTGGGTGGTGTTGTCTGGTGCTGCGCTGGTATCCACGCCAACTCGCCAGGTGTCGGTAGTGGTTGCGGTTTCAGAACCGAATGCGTTAGCACTACAGGGAACATCGCTACCTGACTGGCTCTGTCCCGTCTCTATTGTGGTAGTTGCAGCGTATGTTCCACGCTTTATGACTGCCTTCGCTTCGGCATAGTTAGCACCAGTACATGAAGAGTTGAGCTTGGTCATAACATGCCACTGAACCACATCTCCAGCGACGACAGAGTATTCCTTATAGAACTTGGCGTTGACAGACGTAGAGGTAGCAAAGCCAGTCGTTACCGTGCTTCCTCCTCCTGATGGAGTAGTGGTAGCAATTACCTTTCCATTGGGGTCTATAGCGAGGAATGCACCTGCGGGAGTAGCAAGAGAGGCGATATAGAAGTCAGTGGTGACGCGTAGTGAGTTGTAGATGGTAGAAATACCGCTTGCTACGAAGTTTGCTACGCCCTGGACGGATAGTATGGAGCCTGGGGTAGTAGTACCAATACCGACGTTACCTCCATCCAGAATCACCATGTTGGTGGCATTAAGAGCTGCGTTAAGGAAAAGAGCACCGGTGCTGTCGTATCCCATTGCACCACGGCTAACGGTAGAGCCTGTAAGGAAGCGAATGAGTGACCCGGTGTCGCTACTCCTCACATAGACCGGAACGGTATCGGTACCCTCAACGTCAAGTCTGGTTGACGGACTTCTTCCAATACCGACGTTTCCCTCCACCAACAGTCCGTTTGTCGGCGCTGCTGTGGTCTTGTACCCGTCCCCTATAGATGCGTTGCCAGCAACAACGAACTTACTCGCAGGAGCTATGGCATCACCAATACTTACTCGCTGGTTTGCGGTGTCATAGTTGAGGAAGTAGTTACTAGCATTTCCAAGGAAGCCAACAATACTGGTAGTCCTCTGAAGCTCACGCCAGGTTGTGGATGCATCAATGGTTCTGGTCACGAGACCGTTATCTGCAACAAGGAATTTTTCTGCATTACTTGAATTTGAAATGGCAAATGCACGTCCTGAACCTGTCCCAGCTCCTGTCACAGAAAGACGGGCAGACGGGCTTGACGTACCGATACCGACGTTGCCTCCACTTGGATTAAGCGCGAGTGGATAGGTCGAGGACTGTCCGACTCTATAATCGATAGACTGAATCCAGTTTGCAAAAGGGTCTGTAGCGTACGTTCCAAATGAGAGTCCATTTGTGTTGGTATACGAAAGTTGGAAGGTACCCTTACTGGTGCTGGATGGCCCAGAATCAGACACGCTATGAATCTGAAGTTTTGCTTGAGGAGTGGTAGTGCCAATACCGACGTTGCCTGTGCTCGAAATAAACATGGTCGAGGTTGCCTGTGCTACTCCTGCGTCGTTCCCCACGAGGAAGTTGCCCTTGGTGAGGGAGATGTCTCCGGGAACAAGAGAGGATACGGCTGAAACAAGGCCACTGGTGCCCTTGAGGAAGCCTGTGAGACTCGTAGCAAGTGTAGTAGCTCCTGTTACGGTCAATGCACCATTGATAGTAGTGTCTCCTGAAGATACCAGAGTTACGGGGGCAAAGAACTTCCCGTCTACTTGGAGGTTGCCTTTTATTCGGACATGACCTGAAAATGTTGAGGTAGCTGTGGTGCCGTCTACAAAGTTTATACCAGTACCTGCTCCACCGATTGAGAGAAGTGTGCCAGGGGTTGTAGTACCAATACCAACACTCGTTCCATTATCATAGAGCGTTCCTATTCCTAGTGTATTTGCATCAGTCCAGCGTGTTACATAGTTAGCTGTACCAGTCATAGCAGATACAAGTCCCGAAGTTCCTTTCAGTACTCCTGTGAGGCTCGTTGCAAGTGTTGTTGCACCAGTGAATGTGTTTGCGCCTGTGAATGTATTGTCTGCTGGTAGGAAGGCGATTGCTTCTGAGGCAATAGTAATAGGCGTATTTACGTGGGAAGCTCGGCTCATTCCCTCATATACATAGTGGATTGTCCTGCTTGCACTAGAGTGTCCACGTATTTTCAATACAAGGCGGTCATCTGTAGCGAAGGTAAATGCTGGTTGTGCTATAATAGTATCAACTGTAGCAACGGTAAGATTGTCAATGTCTGTAGAAGTAGCTTGGAATAGTTGTGTTTCCGTTCCTGCTGGGTTTCGCTTGAACACTGTGTACTCGATTACCGAAGTTCCAGCAGCGTTACTAACATAGGTGTAGGTTATGAAGTCCCAGTTTCCTGCTGGTATTTTGTTGAGAATGAGTGGCCCCGTTGCTGAAAGCGTTGTCGTGGAGATGTTGTTAGACAATGCAGTTGCACAGTACCCAGAAGCAGCGGCACAGCTCACATCTACTTCTGTAGCAAGATTCGGTTCTGTACGAAGTGCGTTGTATGTTGCTACGTCTGTCGCTACGTTCCATGGATAGAGTGTGATTCCTGAACCCTGAACAACAACATCTTCCATACAGTTTCCTGTAGTGAAGCAGAGCTGGTCTATTGTGTGCGTTCCTGTAGTGGAGGCCGTGGTAAATGTTTGGAGGTTAGACCAGGTGTTTGCGGTGGTGGTGCCGAAAGCTAGTCCAACAGTGGCTCCTGTAAGAGTGACGGGATAGGTTGTGGAGATGGTGGCTTGTTTTGCATTGAATGTCGTCCAGTCTGCTGCGGAGAGACAGCCAGGGATAGAGCCTGTTGCCGTGGCACAGGTGATTACCGAAGCGAGAGAGCCAATGACTGAGATAGGGTTTGAGAAGGTTATGGGGGCTGTGCCGGTGAGGGTGGTGGTGGCTACTCCACCAAGGACGGTAGGGGAGGTACCGGTGTAGTAGGAAAGCTGTGAAATACCTATGGTGGAGGTGGTAGCGACGCCACCTGCTGTTGAAGGCCAAGCTGTACGGCAGTCTACTCCGATACAGATACCGTCTGTATACAGTTTATTCCACAGCTTAGTAGGAGAGCCGAGGTTGTAGGTAGAGGTAGTCTCGCTCTCAATGGTGCGGAAGATGTTTGAGGTTGGTGCCGCGAGGACAGGTACTGCTAGTACGAGTGCGAAAAGGATTGTTAGGAGGTACTTCATATACTTGAAATAGGTATATATAGTATATACAATGTCTGTCCAGTTTCAGGGGGGGATACCTCACTCGTGAGTGTTAGGGTTGTTTCTGTATTCGTCCAATCCACTACTGGTCGATAAGAGATAGGGAATTGTGTGCCAAATATTCCAAGCACACGACGTGTCTTTGGAATAGTAAATACGCGAAGTACACCATTGCACTGACTGGTAAGGTCGTAGTATTGAATAGCTGAACCACCTCCACCTCCACCCTTCTGTTGTGCGTTCTTCTGAAGAGACATAAACATCTCCTCGAGCCCGATGATTGCTTCTTTTGGCATCCACGGATTCGGAAGAGAAAGCATCTTCTCCTGTACCTGTTTAGGAGTGTCAGGCGAACCGTCTTTCCCGTCTTTTGACTTAGGGATACGGGCGAGTACACGGTTTTCTATAGCTTTCTCGTCTGCGTCCTTGCCGTTTTTGGGCACAATAGGGGCAGGAATATTTGCAAAAATAAAGTCAGTAAGAATCTTCTCGTCTTCAGCGTTGAAGTAGTCTTTTCCACGGATAGGGGTGTATCCTTCTTTGCCCTGCTTCACTTCGTTTACAATCTCAACAAGCTTCTTCTTTACAAGGTCAGGAAGTTCATCAAATAGCTTCTTTGTTTCAGAGTCCACCAATTTGAGGAGTCTGTCGTTCATCTCTCCCTCGATGCTTTTCACTACATCTCGCACTACTTGGGGTAGTTTCTCCTGCATATCCCAGAGCATTCTGAAGGACTCCACTTGTGGATTTTGCTTGTGCTTTTTGAATGCTTGGAGTTTGTTCATGGTTGCGTTTTTAGGCAAGGTGTGGTATGAGTGTGGGTATGATTTGGTGGATACTAGGATTCATACTTTTTATTGCGGTTGCTGGGGCTGGGACTCCTCGTTAAAGAGGTCACTCAGGTAGCGTGCTCCTGGCGCACCAATAAACTCCATACCCTGCCCAATTTTATATACGGTCTGACCGCCTATAGTTGCTATTGGTGTCAATACAACATCTTTCATAGCATTAAGAAATCCTCCAGCACCTCCCTTAAACTTCGCACCAGTCATTGCTTTCTGTCCCCATTCAGCAAGTCCCCTTAGATTTCCGTAATCAATATATGCACGAGAAGCATCTGTTCCTACAGCAGTGTGTATTTTCTCCCGTGCAACGCCAGAAACGATATTCTTTACATCAGCAAAGGCACCAGCAATATCCTTACCTTGATACGCTTTCTGTGGAACCATTTTGGCCCAGCCTTCCTTGAACTGTTGCAATTTCTCTATTGGTACGTTAGCCACGTTAGCGTAATCAGCACGCAAGGCGTCCAATGCTTCTAATAGGTCTTTCTGTCTACTTAGTTCAGGAGTATCTGCCTTTATTTTTGCAGCGGCTTCATCAAAAAATGTCGGCATACTTACCTGCACACCAGAGCGCTTGAGTGCCGGTTCAATAACATTTCCCCATAGACTCTTTGTTGCTTTCTTGGCCTGTACTCCTATACCTGATTCAGTACCCATAAGTCCCTTTTGAAATGCAGTCTCAGCAGCCGTTATTGGTGCTTTTGATGTGCCTGCTATCGCTGTTGCTATACGCTCAAAGAAGGGAACATTTGCCTTATATGCTTGCACAAGTCTTGCTTCAGCCATAGACATTGGTATAGACAATCCCTTATAGAGAGCTTTGCCAGTGGCACTTACTGGCTTACCAAGTGCACCAATAACTTGCCCACCGATACCAGTTTCTAATCCTTGTACTACGTCTCCCGTCTGGGCAGTTGCTATTGCGGTATCTTTAGCGGCTATAGGTGCCTTAGAAGCAATGCCTGCAACTATTTTCGGAACAACTCCCACAGTTTCTTTTACTGCTGTTTTTACAGGCCCCCCAGGGCCAGCGAGTAGTTGTGCAACTGTGCCCACAACCTCTCCTGTTTTAGAGAAACCGCTTTGGTCTGTCACGCTTTCTGCGAATCTACGAGCTTCTGCCCCAGTCGTCGTTGGTATATTCCCCTTGCCAAGAGCCAGATTGATACCTCGCCCTAGTGTTTGGTCTAGTGCGCTTTCAATTCCAGCTCCAGTCTTTATAAGTGAACCTGCTACGCCTGCCCCAAACTCACCCGCTGCGCCTTGTCCTAGTTTAACCCGTGGTGCAGGGGTTGGTGCCCACGCTGCTTGAAATTGACTTGAAAGCGATTGTGCAGAAAGAGTAGGGTCAGGTTGTGTGCCTGCCTGTTCGTTCATAAACTTAATATCTTCGGGTGTAAGCATATTATTGTACGTAGTTATTTGCCTTTGCCCATTGATAAATATCAATTACGGTAGGCGCTTGCCCTGTACTTGGAAGCACTGTGTTTGAAAACTTTATTATAACCGGCTGTAGCTCCGGTCTACGTTTCCCCAGGTCTATAATTTTAGCATTTGCACTATCTACAACATTTGCCGCATCATTCGCAGTATCACCTCCAAAACCTGAAAGTTCGCTAAGGATAGTATCGTCAGCCGATAACCCATTTAGCTTAACCTCCTTCTTTTTTGCTGCGATATATGGGTCTTTCTCAAGTGCTTTCACTTGTGAAGTGTACATGTCGTCAACTAGCTTCTTAATTTGAGTGCGCTGGTCTGGCGATAGAGCATCTCCTTTCTCTAATTTCTTTATTTTTAACTTTAGTTGATTAGACAACGATTGCGCACCCTGGATAAGTTTCACGTCCTGGTCGCGCGTAACGGCTCCCTCGTCAATTACCTTCTGAAATTGATTGATAGCAGCAATGTCACCCACACCAGTTTCTTGTGAAAGAGATGCTTTTACGTTGTCCGCATAATTACGCATAGAGCTTGTCTTGCTGTAGGTGGCGTTTTTAGAAATTGAGTCATTTATGCGCGTAATAGCGGCTACCTGTTTTGAAGTGTATCCACTATCTCCCATAGTGATATTCGTGACTGGACGTTTGCGATTTGCGTCAGCATTCATGTAAGTTTCAATGTCAATCAAAGGCTTTCCTTGTGCTGTTCTTGTAGCGTTTACTGCTTGCCATTCACCCACCACACCACTCGCATTAGCGAGGTATGGCCCCGCAAGCATAACTGCTTCGGTGATTGATTGGGCACGAGATACCGCTGCGAGTACCGCAGGAGGAGCACCCACAAGTTTAGTAGCTACATTGGTTGCAATGTCTTTCTGTAAGTCCATCTTTGATTTCGCTGCATCACTTGCAATCTTCTGCACATTCGTAATCTGGTCTTGAATCTCTTTAGCAGCCTGTTGCAGATATTCTTGTGATGCCTTAGCTGAAGCCATGGCTGTTTGTAGGTTGTTTTGCGCGAGAGCTGCGTTAGCACTAGAGATAGCTGCGTTGTACTTAGCGTCAATCTCCTGGAGTTGTTGTATGCCGTATGACCTCTGTGCGGAAATCATACCCTCATTCATCGTTGGGGCGTAGCGAGCTGTTCCTGCCCGTAGTCCTGCGGTTGTGAGATTCGTTTCAGCACTTCTATTTGTCTCTTGTTGCTGACGCTGTACGGTAGCCCACGCACCTTGTAGGGTACGGACTTGAGATGCTGTTTGCTCTGTATTGGCAATGGTTAGCTCTTTGTAGAGTTGCTGTTCTTGACGAAGAGCGTCTCGCTGTGCCTTTTGATTAGCATCAGCCCGAGCCTGAAGAGGGTCAGTCATGTCGCTAGGCGTAGCGTTAGCAGCGTCTGCTTCTGCCTGTGCGTCGTTTGCTTGCTGATTCGTTGCCTGATTCTGTCCTGCAAGTGTCTGTGCTGTGGTTCCTGTTGTTACTGCGGGAGTAATCTTAGTATTTACCACGCTCTTACCCGCGCTTGAAGAGAGGATACCGGCGGGGGTAGCAGGGGTACCTACGGGCACAAACTCCTTGAGAGATTTCCCTGTACTGTCAAAGTAATCACCACCCAACAGTCGGTTGGTTTCTGCTACTGAACCTGGTCCGGTGAGGGGCTGTAGCATGGTGTTAGTAGAAGACTGAGGTGATTACGACTAACCCTGCAGTACCCGCACCTCCTGCAGTATCGTTCGAGCCGTTCCCGGCAATGACTGCCCCTGAACCTCCTGCTCCGTACCCAGTTCCTACGACACCTGCGACCTCGCCCGCATCTCTAGCTGTCTGTTGAGAGCCACCGTATCCGAAGAAGCTGTTGCCCCCATATCCCCCTATACCGATTGATGCAGTAGTAGCTCCAGAGTTTGCAATTCCTGTACCACCAGTACTGCCTTGTATCTTCAAGTCTCCAGTAGTGCATGTACCACCAGTACCACCAACAGATGGAACTGCGTCAGTTCCTCCAGTACCACCTGCAGCAGAGACATGAGTGCCAAATGAGGTAGTGCCACCGGTACCCCCTGTACCACCCGTTGCTGCTCCTGCTGTGCCTGCTGCACCAATAGTCACCGTAACAGTTGAAGCAATAGCTGCTGCGGGAATTACAGAGCGACAATACGCACCGCCACCGCCGCCACCTGCGCCTCTACCTCCAGTCGTGGTACCGCCTCCGCCTCCTCCTCCTGCAACTGCTTCAATTATTAAGAACTTGAGGTTAGACGGCTTGGTCCACGTTCCTGTGGTGGTAGTTGCATAAACCGTGGTACTTGCAAAGGTTGAGGTTGCAGTGCCTGAAAACGAAAGGTTCTTAGTGAAGACTTCGGGCATGAAGTTTGCATCTATAGTGCCTCCACTCCCCGTCACCACCACCTTATTCGCCGCTGTTGCGCTGTTGTAGGTACTCGTTGCGTATTGTGCCTGAAGTACGAGAGGCCCTGAGCCACCTGACACCGTACTCGCTGCTTGCTCCGCTGCCGTTGCAAGCTCTGAGATACCCTTAGCAGCCTCTGTGGCTGTGACTGAGCCAGCAAACGATGCAGCGTTTACAAAGTCATAAATATCCTCGTAAATCTGTGGGGGATTCGAGAGAATGACCGTTGAACCCCCTGCATGAACGAATTTAAGAGTCGTTGAGGCGGTGTACGGCGTAATAGGAGAGAGACCGCGAGTACAACCAGAAAGGGTCACAGTGCCTCCCGTGTTTGTTCCTACAGTAGTACACGATGCGAATTCTTGCTTCGTTCTGTTTCCTGGCTCTATTGTTATATAAAATGTAGCATCGAGGTCAGCGTCCTGAATAGGGTAGCTGTTCTGGGGAAGCGTGAATGAAGTGAGTACGATTGATGTCGCAGACGAAGAAATGCCAGACCCTGCAAGGAAGTAAGGAAAGGTTCCTGCAAGATTTATAGATGTTGTGGAGCCAAACTCTATAGGTGGCTCTACTGGCGGCTGGTATATTCCAAGGAATGAACCTATTGAGAGTGCTACACCAGTTACAAAGGAGAGAATTTCATTCATATTGATAAGTATAAAGTAATAATGGTCAAGTGTCTCATGTTAATAACTACCTACGTATCACACTGTCCCGCTTAGAGGAAAGTGTGGTATTTGGGCCTCGTGAAAGAATGCTCCAGTAAGCATCTACCTGCTCACTTTCGTATTTCTCTTGTATTTCATGGTAATCCTCCTTGGGCATTTCAAACACCACACGATACTTCAGGGTATTTTCAGGCTCCACCGAAGCCCCTCCTAATGGATTCGTGCCAAAAGGGGACTGACCAAGCGAAGCAAGTGATGCATTTTCAAACACAATCCCCGCGTCAGCACCATCTATAGTCTTTTGTATGTTGCCTGAATCTCCACCAAAGTCGTAATACAGAGTCGCGGTGAAGTCTGTCCCTGCGGTTATCTTTCCTTCAAGGTAAAACTCATCGTGAGTCTTTAGTTTTTCTCTGTCGCCAAAGTTGCGGTAGGCAAACAGAGCAATAGAGTGAATTGCAAACTTATCTTCTACTGCCATGTCAGTATATTCACCGTCTGAAGTGCCGTAAAAGAGCCTGTATGATTCAGGGACAGAGTTTGAGTGGCCGTAAAGTGCTCCGTCAATCGTAGAGAGTGGGCCAACGGGGAACGTCTGCGGTGGTTGCCAGTATCGTTCTATCTTTCCATTCTCGTTTTCGTCCCACACAAGCATATAGAGCTTGGAATTGACGTTAGAGGTAATATGAAGGGTGTTTTTGAACCAATGTCCCACACATCCAGTCCAATCTTCGTCATCAAAATCAGGCTGGATAGGGTTTGAGTAGGTTTTTGGGTCTATTCCCGCGAGTACCTGTGGGTCAGTGATAATTCTGAGAGCAGGTTCGTAGGATATATACGCTAATTCGTCGCCTATTGAGACAATACAGTCAGGTGAAATCGCTGCTTGGTCTACTCCACTCTGTATTTTCTTTACTTTCAGTGTCTCTGAGAGGGTAGAACCTACGGTTATCTGTGCGTATTCTGTTTTGTACACCCCATTTCGTCCTGCAAAAATAACGAGCACCTGTCCCACACTACCAAAGCCTCCTGCGGGGTCTTCAAGGGACAAAAGTGCGCCCTCACCTGGAAGTCTTGGGGTAGAGAACGCAAAATCCTTGAAATCAGTGTTTTTTGAGATGAAAACTTCCTGGTCGTCCTCCGAACCGAGCACAAGTTGATTCTCATGGACATGGATAGTGTGATTATTACGTCCTGCTGCTGGTTCACTCGCGTTTGTGACTACTTTCTGTATCAAAACATCTCCTGCAATGAGTCCTGTAGTATCAGCAATGCCTGTTAGGGTGGTGGTTCCTGTTCCACCTGTGTATGTGTACTCTGTCCCTGTGCGTACACAGAAAAGAGTCATGTTGCGGGTCGCGTAGAATCTATTCTCTGCAAATGTGGGGGTGCCAGTCTTCGTGATAGTTGTACCAGTGATAGATGAGACTACAGCAACACCACCACTCCACTCATACACGTTTGCGCTCCCTTGAATAAACAAGAACAGGTCAAGGTTTTCAGTAGTATCCCACCACAAAGCCGAACGTACTTTTGCAGTAGTAGAGAGTCCGTTGAAAACCCTAGTCCATGCTGCTACCGATGTCCCGTCTACCGTGTCTAAGTACGCCTCTAATTCATCGTCATACTGTCTTGTAGGTAATTCTGTACCTGTGGAGGTATTCCACGTCTTTGCCGTCCTAACGGGCGTGAGGGCCGAATTTGAGGCTCCTAGACGGGTATATCCAGCTCTAGTCTTTACCTGTCTCTGTTGGTCTATAAGTACGTTTTTAGAGCCACTCACCAAGTAGCGAGCATCTTCGTTTGTCTCATCGGTACTCGTTCGGTACCCGAGGCATTCATCAAGAAGTTGAAACTTGGTGGTAGACATACTTAGTACTGGAAGCGAGGCTTGGAGCCGTAACTACTTACCTGCTTCTTGCTCTCACTTGGGTGTTCTGCACGGTACATTGCATAGAGTCCAGCACGTCCCGATACATCGAGTGCGGAAGGGTCGCCATGTAGCTCTTTCTTGGCAAAGCCTATGTCAAAGTCTGAATCAGACCCCTCTACCTGTTGAGCCATAGCAATAAGTGTCTCTAATAGGTAGATTTGCATTGAATCGTTATCGAGCACAATTAGGTCATCGTCAGTTGTTGGCTGGGTGATAAAGGTGCCTGCCGTGGTCTTGAACAGAAACTTTGAGTAGTACTTGATGTCAAACGGGAAGCCAATACCGAATAGAATGTTATCTACACGAATATCTGCAATGGCACCTGTTGATGCAACGGTGAGCCTGAATGAATCTACGAGTGTCGGGTCTACTGTTCCTGTTTCTGTGGCGGTGCTCCATGGGAAAGAGAGGATATTCCAGCCAGCTTTGAACGCTGTGCCATCCGCTTGGGTAGTTTGCGCTACGCTAGTCCAGTACTTTGTGGTGATGTCATTGCCCCAACGAGCAGTGACACTTGTCAGAGCTGCCACAGTTGGAAAATACACAGGAATAATAACCGTTCCCACTTCATCCTCTTCTGTGAGGTCTATTGCCGTCTGCCCTATATTGCTTATACCGTCCCCTGTAGCTGCCAAATCAAAGCGTACAGAACCTCCACCTGAATACTTGTAGATAGTATCTGTTTGAATACCTGACGCGGTTGCTACGGCAATCCAGGTGCCATTCCCGTCATAGGAATCGTTTGAATTGAGGAGCTTTGATGTACGCTGCCGCCAATTTATGCGCATCATCTTTGTTCCGTCTCGTGCTTCAATAGTGAACTGTTTATCGTCTAATTTCTTCCGTCTGTCGAAATTTTCTGCAAATCCACGAGTACCCTGGTCAAAACTATTACGTTCTGCCTGGGGACTTAGGTCAATGATTGAGTGGAAGTCCGAGGGAAGAGCGTAGTTATAGAGGTCGTCGTGTACCGTCTGCGTAAGTCCCGCAAGCCTGATAGTCTCAAGAGGTTTAATCTTGGCTAGCATCGTGTTCGCTGCACGGTTATACGCATAGTACGGGTTGCGTACCTTGTTTAGTGACCCCCCATG